ATATACCCAAACGGCGCTTTGATGGATTTCAGCTTCATTGGGTCATCCGCGCCTCGGAACAAGATATGCTGGTTCGTGGGCTTATAAATCAATTCAGGCGGGCTTGTTTTACTCGCCCATAGCTCAGACATCCCCAGCTTATCAATGGCCCAGATGTATTGCTGAAACACGCTGTCACGGATAGTGTTGCCGACCTTGCGGAATACACAGGCATGGGTATTCGGGTTATTGATCATCAGCAATGGCACAAGCAGGGACACACAGGAAGATTTCAACGAACCACGACCGCCTGAAAGGTCATAATGCGTATGCCCATGACGAAATACGTCACGGGCCAAATCATAAAATGCACTCCCTATCAGGGTGGACAATCGGATTTCAGACATCAATGATAATCCTCACGGGGTCGTTGTTACCGTTCAGGTTCATGTCGCTGGTCAGGTCTTTATATGCTGCCGTTAAATCCCTGATGCGGAAAGTAACCGTATTTTTGCCTTCGGATGTCCTGACCTCTGTAGCGTCAAACGGATATTTCTGTTCCATGCGGGATAAGCGCAGCAACAAGCGCTTTTTGATGTCTGCGGCTATGACCGCGTTGTCTGCTGCGGCTTCTGCTGTCTTTTGCTGTGCCTGTGCTGTGCTTTTGCTCTCGGCCTTTTCTCTGAGCTTGTGCCATCCCTCGGCGTTCGCCTTCTTCATCAGCGTTGTATCTGATACGCCGTATTTCTTCGCCAGCTTCCTTTGACTGATCCCGCCGCCGATGTACTCGGCGCGGATCGCGTTCCAGTCTATCCGTCTCTCATTCTCAATGGGTATCACCCCCGTTTAATTCAGCTTGACGGCTTTTTCTCCCGTCAAGTTCTCCCAGCGCTGAATGATTACATCGCAGTAATGTGGGTCAAGTTCCATCATGTAACAGTTACGTCCAGTCTGTTCACAGGCAACAAGGGTCGTTCCTGACCCTCCAAATAAATCCGCAACATTTACACATTCCGTCTTTGTCATGTCCATAGCCCATGCAATAACCGCAAGCGGTTTCATCGTAACATGAAGCTTTTTCTCGTCCCCCCAATGATGGGAAAAATGGCGCGTATTACATCCGAAATTCGTCCACGCAAGTTCACATTCGCTGAATGAAAGACCATCATTCTTTTTATGCCACACAAGCCAATCATTGCTTATCGGCAATTCATTGCAAAAGTAGTTTCCACCCCATATGCAAACATTGTCAGCCAACGTTAGCAATGGCTTTATTTCGGGTCTTTTCTCGTCCCATCCATCACCACGATAAAACTCTTTCGCCCCGGTTCCCATTGTCATCTTATCCGCGCTGATTCCATACGGAGGGTCAGTCATTACAAGGTCAATTTTCTGACCATCAATCAGCGTTCCAATATCATCCACGCTTGTGCTGTCCCCGCACATCAGCCGATGCCGCCCCAGTTGCCATATATCACCGCGCTTCGCTATGGGGGTTTCCGGTGGTTCCGGCGGTTCATCCTCCACAATGTCAATTTCGGGATTGCCCCCCCCATTCAGCGCATCAAAGTCAAACTTCAGCCCACTCAAATCCACGCCTTCAATTTCCAGACGTGCGATTTCCTCTTCCAGCTTCCCGAAATCCCATCCCGACAGCTCCGCCGTCCTGTTATGCCGGATAGCGTAGTCCCTGCGCTGAGTGTCCGTCAGATGGTCGAGCCGGATACACGGGACTTTATCAAGCCCCAGTTCCTTCGCGGCAATCTGCCGCCCGTGGCCCTCGACAATGATGTTGTTCTCACCCCAAATGGCAATCGGATCATTGAAACCACAAGTATTGATAGAATCTTTAATTTGGTCTATGTCATCTGGCGTGTGCTTTCTTGCGTTGTTTCCATATGGTTTTAATTCGTCAGGTCGCAAGTATATGATTTCAAGGTTATAATATTCTTTCTGCTTCATTCTGCTTTTCACTCCATTTTTTCCTTGCTTTGTAAGGCGTTTTTGTTATATCGTCTATACTCCATCCATGTTCATAGCGGATCTTTACAGTATTTCGGGGTAGATTTACAAAATCGGCCAATTCTGATAATGTGTATTTGTTACCTTCATAAATAACACAAACATTTGATCGTCTGTTATTTGCCTGTTGTTTAGGTGTTGCCCATCTGCAATTATCCGGCGAATAACCCTTGCTGTTGTCGATGCGGTCAATGGTCAATTCCGGCTTGTACCCATTCTCCAATGCCCACTTTTTGAACGCCTGATAGTCAGCCGCCCATTCGTCACACATTGTCACGCCAATATACTTCTTCGCGCTCTGCACTCTCCGCATGATGATTGCATAGCGTTTATAAAGCTGGTCTTGCCCATACCCTCTTGCGTTGTGCATTGCTTTCCCGCCTGAACAATTCGGGCAGATGGCCTTAGCTTTCAGAAACCCGTTTGATCTCCAGCTTGTGTGCCCGCATTTGACGCATTGCACAAGATAATAGCTAGTTCGCCTTTCCGTTTTGCTTTCGAGAATGTAATGCCCAGCCCTGATGCGGTTCTCCATTTTTCTGCTCCTTCTTCTGCTTCGTTGTTTTTATTGGCGCGGAAAGGCACGGGGAAGCAGAAACCCGTGCCACAGCGTTGCAATCGCCGTCCGCGCACTTCAAGCCTTACGGCGTGAAGCCTTTATTCGATGCTTTCCTTGATCTGCTCAATGTCATCCGGCGCGTGTTTTCGCGCATTTCCTTCATACGGTGTCAGACTGTCTACTGGTAAATACTCGATTCTAAGCTCCATATATCCTCCTTAATTTCGATCAATATTGTCTGTTTCTTTGCACATCCCAAAATACACTCTCGCGCCGTTCGCCTTCGCCCAGCGAATGAAATAAGCGAGGGAGCAGTTGCCGCTCCTGTACGCTCGATACAAGCGCTGGCCCGTGTCCGGGTCGTTCAGGATTTCGGCCATCTTCATCTGGCTGTACCCGTTTTCGCGCCTGATCCTGTCAAGCTCATCAATGGCTTGCCGTGCCGTCTCGATCTCCGTCAGTTCCAGCTTGCTCACGCCTATTTTCACCGCCTTTCTTCCCGCTTACAACTTCAAAAACGTCAAATCTTTGCATTTTCAAGAAAATACCGCGCATACCGTGTCGGATCGCCGAAGCGGTTCTTGCCGTCCACCATCAGCTTACCGATAGAATACCCACGATGCTTAAGGTCGTATATTCTGCCCGACAGCCGGGTACACGCCAGATGGTCTGTCGCTTCATTCTGCGTAATGCTACCGTGGCGCTGCATATATTCCAATACTCGCTCACAATGCGTCATCCTTGTTTTCCTCCTTGTCGCTCTTGAGGTAGTAGCCTACATCCACTTCGTCATTCTTCGCACGATCTTCTTCCATTGCCGCCGCGCCCGCGCCGGGATCGTCATAGTATCCGATGATCTGCGGCGCTCCTGTGCCAATCGTCTTGTATAGCGTGTACATAACGTTCTCCCCCTTTTTAAGAAAATGCGGTTTTCAGCAGGCTGACCGCAAACCCGACCCGCGCAAGGAGTGGCACGCGGGATTTTAGTTAGGGCGATAGTCTCCCTTCACGGCTCAAGTTGCAAGACCGAGGGAGGCACGGGTGATAGGTTGATTCCGCTCGGCTTTTAGCCACCCGCCCTTGCCGTGCTTATCGCAATCCACGAGTTCACACGGCTTTGTTGTACCGGGTACGGGCTTGAACCGTCTGCTCTCTGTCAGGTATCCATTCCCGGCGTATAGCATTATTCAAGTTGCTCTTGTTTCTCCTCTTTCTCGCACCCATATAGTCGCCCTCAAAAACTCCCGTAGTTGTTCCCATCCGGGGCGGTCGATGCACGTATCTCCAAGACCGTCTATCATGAGGGTGTTACCATTTGGCAACTTATGCTCTGTGATCTTATCGGCATCATCGATATCCCGTTTCATAACGATGATCGTGCTGGTGTCTATATCCTTGATGTGCGCTCTGATATAATCCTGCACCATCCCCGGCATATACGTCTGTCTGCCGAGCGCATAGCGCATAGCGCACAGGCATATCGTGCCAAAGTCATTATCCATCACTTTCTTCTTCGGCATCTTCCTTCTCCTCAAATCGTTTGCAGTAAGCGAATCTGTCCGTGTAACACTTGTAGTATGTGCTTTCCGGGTTCTCACACACACCCTCACTCCAAATGAATGTCGGATCGTGGTACACGCAGTTACCACAACGTGAGTGACGATCAGGCATCCGCATTCACCTCCTTTTCCCATCAGCACAGAACCAATCCAATTCATGATCCACACCGCCGCAGATTACGAACGGCAACATCCCAGTCTCAACAACATATACCCCGTTAATGCAGTCCTTACACCTGACGATTTCCGGCCCTTTGCTGATTTCATGGAACGATTTGATGATGTCTGTATCACACTTCCATTGGCTATAAACACCATGCGTGAACTCATTGTCGGAATCATCATATTCTTCGCCAATGGCTTCGAGTAGTGCGTCTTTATCAATCAGCCTCATCCCGCTTCACTCCTTCTCGATATACCGCAATTCGCTTTCGCTGGGCCGCTCGTCAATATCAAACCCTGTCCGCTCTTTCAGCGTGACCGCCAGTTCATGCGCTGGCTCAATGCCGTTGACGTACTCCAGCGTGTCCACGGCAATACTATGCAGTTCCTCTGCCGTCAGCCCGTAGCGGTCTACCAGCGCCAGCATCATGCTCACCCACGCATGAATGTAAGAATGCGCCCGTACTTGCTCATGCTCACGCTCGTACACATCGTTCATGTACTGCTCCAACTTGCCGTTGTGCGCCAACTCCCGGCGCATTGCCCTGTTCAGCGGCATATCACGCTCTCCTGCTCACGGTCAACGTCAATCCCAGCTTATCCATTACCTTCATAAGCTGTGACAGCTTCGGAGACGTCATGCCCTCAAGCCAATGATAGTAAGTCGCATAGGCCATGCCCACGCTCTTTGCCATTTCCGGCACACTCAGACCGCGCCTGATGCGCTCCGCTTCTACTTCCTCGATAATGCCCATTGTGTACATCATTTGCCCTCCCTGTACATTGCCATTGCTCGTTCGTGCTCTCTGATTTCGATTGGCTTCTTACACCAGTCAGTTTTTGCGGTCATTTCGTGCAGCTTCTTGCACTCAGCCATCAAACGCCCGCGGACTGGTTCTCGCTCTGCGTGTCTTCCGTCCCATTGTCGGCAGTTGCCGCACAGCGTAGGCCGGAATGAATACGCATGGTGCGCGTAGTCTATGTTGTAACTATCTCTGACCATTCCAGCCTCCGTATACCGTCCACGTCACGCCGTCCTCAACGACCGTCCGCGCATACTGTCCCTGATTGATCGGATTGTCCATATCGTAGTCCGGCAACGCTGAGACTGCCGCCTTTCGCTTTTTTATGATGCATTCCGCTCCCCATAGATACCCTACCAGATACCCTACCAGCAAGCCGAGCGCTAAGATTAAAAGAATAATTGTCGTTTCCATTTTGCCCTCCTAATTCATCCAGTCTATGGTGATCTCCACCCGTGGGTTGTCTTTGTCAAACCTGACCCGTGATCCGTCATGCCCCGCCACGATACGGCTGTTGTCATCCGTAAGCACCCCGGCCTTGACGAGGATGTCCGTGGTCGCTTCAAGCAGATTGTTCAGGTCTACCCGGCGATTAGTCGCCATGTAGTACACGCACCCAACATTCACCGGGCAATCTATCTGCTTGCGCTTGTCGCCCGTTATCTGTCGCAGGCAGTCGGCCTCATACTCAGCGTAAGCCTTGCTGGTGAGCGGGATGAACCGCCCACCAGCGCGGACAAGCCGCTGGCTGTTTTTCTTCGTCCGTGGATCGCCGAGCAAAATAATGGTCATGGGGTTCTCCTTATCAGTCAGAGTGCCGTCGGCGCTCTTGGTGGTCATGTGGTAGCAATTGCGGACGCGATCTTATTCTGGATCGGCTGCTGTCTCCATTTGTACCGGGGTTGTATCTCCTGTTGTTCAAGCCGTCCGATCTCCTGAAATAGCTTTTGAAACTCTTTCAGGCTGTTATACTTGGCGCGAAAGGCCAATAGCTCTTTCATGGCCTGCTGCATCAACAAGTCCGTTTTTTCTTCGTCCTGCATGATGACCTCGACAGGCTCGTAATTCGGCTGTGCTGGTGTGATGTGGAAAAATGCGCGGACGGGTTCTTGCTGTGGCTTTTCTTCATGTACCACCACGATAGAATTGATCATCGTACGGGCTGTGCATTTGCGGTATTCCTCCGCGGCTACCGGGTCACGCCACTCGAAATCCTGGTGCAGCACCGCGTCTTCCGGGCGGCTCACGTCAACCAGCGCTTGCGCGTTCAGGTTGTTTTCCTTTGCCAGCTTGTCCATTACAAGAAAAGCCTCCTCCGCTGGTGTTTTGAATAATACGCCGCCCTTCCATGCGTGCTTTGTGTTTTGCTGGATCATGTTTGACCTCCTCAATTTATTGGCTTATCGCCTGCCTTGACAAGCCGCACAATACCTTGCCATACCTTAGCTCACCTTGACTGCCATGCCGAACCTGAGCAAAACATGCCGCTCATCAACTTGCCTTTTCTGCCGCGCCTGTCCGTGCCTTGCCCCTCCATAACCCGCCACGCTGCGCCTGCCACACCACCCCTACAAAACAATGCCTAACCGCAACCAACCGTTCCTCTCCTGCCTTGCCGAGCCAATCCGCAACTCGCATTAACCCAACTTGCCGCTCCTCTCCGCGCCTGCCACGGCGGGCGGGATTAACCCGCCGCGCCTGTTGCCACGTGGAACATTCCGAACTGTCCGTCGCGCTCTGGCCGCCATTCGCCGATGCCGCACACATAGCCGCCAGCGTTCAGGAAGTTGATAATGTGATCAAGGGAGTAGTTGCCGTTCTTATTGAACGAAACCGTAAATTCTGCGCTCCAGTTATTGAACTCGCCGCGATAGCGGATGTCTGCGCTACCCATGCCGACCTTGACCATATCCTGCCGCATAACTGGCATATCACTCACGATCTCAATCATCGGCTCACGGTGGTAGACGTTGGGGATGATATCGATCTGCGTGCGGCTCTCATTGATCTGCAGGTCACCGGCGTAGTAGCCTTCCGCCGTCGGTTCGATGAAGAACGCGCCACGCAGGCTCATTTTGTCCTTGACCCAGCCCATGCGATAGGCCGCGCTGATGGCTGCCTGTTTCAGCCCGGTCAATGGGAAACCAAAGCGAGCAGTCTGCAACGCCTCGCTGATAGCGTCATCCGTCATTTCGGCAGGCATGGGCGTGAGCCAATACATGCTGCTCACGAAATCAGCGGACGGGTTTTTCGTTTCCTTCTCGCCCTTGCTGCGCTTGATGCCCAATTCAGGCTCTAAGACCTGACGCTTGGCTTTCGCGTCCCAGCAATGCATAATCAGGGGAGAATCGCCAATGATCTTGACCTTGATGCGGGTCTGTTCGATGGGTTTAATAGCTACGAGTGTGCTTTCAGTCTTCTTGGTTGCCATTTTGTTTGCCCTCTCTTTCAATTTTTGTTTTTATTCCAACGGCTTTGCCGTTAGTCGCCCATAAATTCCCAATGTTCACACGTTTCATTCTTGTCCACATAATCCGACAGGCGGTCGCTTTCCTCACACATACAGATGTGACTTTCTTCTTCTGACCGCCACTTGCAATTAAGACACCGATTCAAATCCGGCATAATTTCCTTCTCTCTTGGCCGCTCGCGTCAGGCCATACACCTTCGCCAGCCGTTCGTCCATCCTTACAGGTTCAAGGTGGTACTTGGCTTCAAACGCTGTACCGCCTACGTTATGCCATTCCATGTGATGCTCCCGGCACAGCGGAAGGATTCTCGCACCCAGCTGCGGCTTCTCGCGCCTGTTAAAGCCCATTGATATTGCATCGACGTGGTGTAGCTCGGCTTTTCTGCCGCACACCGCACATTTCTTGTGCATCAGGCAAGCGTACACATACTTCTGCACGTCATCGACCATATTCATTAGCGGCTCTTTCGTGGGTATGCCGTACTCAATAATGATCTCGACCAGCATATTGATGAACGCCCTTGCCGTACTGACTGTTGCGGTGCTCAGCCCGAACAGCACGCCCTGCAACTCTTCAAGGTTCTTTGCTGAAAACGCCACTTTCTGTTCGCGGTATACGTCCTCTTTGTCTTCACCCTAAAACGCCGCTATCTCTGTCATCGACGCCCACGCCTTGCGTATCTGTTCGTTGCTCCGTGCCCGTGCATCCTGCCAGCAGACAGTTACCTCATCGCTGAGATTGTCAACAGGTGGGCGATTCGTCTTGACGTAGACGATGCCGTTCTTCTCGTAAACCTTGCCGTCTGTCGTTATCATCCTGCACCCGCCTTGAATAAGTCATCCACACCGAGCTTCTCAGCCATCTCGCTTTCACGCCATTCGCGCTGTTCGTACTGCTGTGAGCGTAACAGCTTCTGTTGTTGCCGGGGCTGTTGCTTATGCTTCTCGTTCTCAGCCTTCGCCTCGCCAAGCGTTTTGACCCCGGCCTTGAGCCATCCGCGAAGAATGACCTCAACATAGCTCCAGTTTCGAACACCGTTGCCCACTGCAAGGTCTATCGCGTAGCTGACAACATCATCGCTCAATGCATCTCTGTAATCGTTCAGCGCGGCATAATGAGTATCAGTCAGGCCGTTAAGCTCTTGCTGGGTTTTGACGATAAGCGGGTCTACCGTGACCGTGCCTACCGAAGTTTCCTCTCGCGCGTGCGCGGTATCGTTGTTATATATATCTTTAACTATATCTTTGCGCACTATCGTCAACGGTCGTTGACCATCGTCATCATTCGTTATCGTTCGTTGACGATTGTTCCTGTTTGTATGGCATCGTGCTTCATACTTCTCGTCTATCCTGTCAATGTCTGCCCTGATGAAATCAAAGTAACCGCATTCCCGTCCCGCAAGCTCCTGCGTCTCTCCAGTCGCGTGGTATGTGGCCAGCGCCCGTACAAGCCGCCCTAACTCTTGATCTGAGAGCCTCGCCGTTCTCTCAAGGTAGTCATCCTGAAAGACGAATCCAGTCATCCGCGCCATAGCATCACCCATTAGAAGGGTAGTTCTTCGTCAGGCACTTCGACGTACTTGTTCTGTGTCGTGTTTACAACAGCGTTCGGAGCGTTCTGCTCTGTCTGCTTCTCCTGCTTTGGTGTCAGGAACTCGACCTCATCAGCGTACACATTCATGCTTGCCTGTGCTTCTCCGGCGCTGTTCTTATACGCGGTTACGCTCACGCTGCCTGTGACGGCAACCTTACGGCCTTTGTTCAAATACTGCTGGCACAGATCACCAAGCTTCTCCCATGCACTCACGCGGAAGTAATCCGCGTCCTGCTGGTTGTTCGCCGTGCTGCGGCGGCGGTTGACCGCCACAGTAAAGGTGCATACATTCTTCCCGCTCTGGGTGACACGTGTTTCCGGGTCGCGCACCAGATTTCCAACTATTACCAGTTTGTTCATGCCGCTGCTCCCTTCTTCGCTTTCATATCCTGCTTCATTCTGACCTTCATTGCTTCAGCCATCGGCTCGGTGATATCTTCAATGGTATTGATTCCGTAAGGCTCCATCATCTCGGCCAGCTTCAGCGCCCATTCTTCGGCGTACACATACTTGCAATTCTGCTGGAGCTTCTGAAGCTCGTCCTCTGACAGCTTCTTTGCGGTCGGTGCTGTGTTGGCGGGGATCGCTCCGGCGGTCGCATCAGTCTCCGGCAAATCTTCCCCGGCATAGATGTACAGGCCTAAACCATGACGGGCAACCGCCTTTGTGAGACTGCGCTGGATCGCCTTGTTCACGTCAAAGCTTGTGATCTGCTCCAGCGGGATAGAACGGTTTTTGAAATCCATAACGGGCAAATATTCGATATGCTCGATGCCGTTCACGGTAACGCCCGTTTTAACCCATGCAGTCTTGCCGTCCGTGTGATAACACCAGCCGTCATGGTTCTCATAGACCGTGTACGTTGCATCAGGATGAAGTTTCTTTACTTCAGCCCATGCGTAAGGCCAGCTTACATATGACAGTCCATTTTTCTTCTCAACCTTGTCATTTACATTGATGCCGTACAATTCGGTGAAGTAGTTTTCCATCTTGTTTTCCTCCCATCAGTTTTGCTTAATGCTTCTTGTATCGTTTTCCCATTTTTCAGCCTATACAATATTGTCGCCTGATTGATTCCAAGCTTGTTTGCCCAGTCTGTTACGCAAAGCGTTTCGCCGTCAAAAGTTATCAGGTGGTTTCTGCTATAATTCCTGTTTTGCTCTGCTATTGTTGCCCATCTGCAATTGCTTGGCTCATATCCCTTTTCGTTATCTATGCGATCAATGGTCATCCCCTTTTTGTACCCATTACTGATTGCCCATTCTCTAAAGGCATTAAACGAAATCGACCATTCTTCGCACACCCGAATACCACGAGCGCCATACCGCGAAAACCGCTTATTATGGGGGTTATTGCAACGCTCTTTCATCGCACACCATATTCTATACAACGGGGTTCTTCTGCCATTATGAATTATTCCAAATGTCCCGTTGCTGTTTCTTGCTCTGTTCATTGTTCCCCCTTGTAATTTGTTGTTGTTTGTGCTATCATAATAACGCAATGATTTCATCAATCGTTGTTTTGCCCTCTTGCCCCTTACATTGAAGCCCACAATGTAAGGGGCTTTTTTCATACTGCAATCTTCCGCTCACGATCTGACATGTGGATGATGCGAAGCGGGTCGGTTGACGGGTCGTAGTCATCAGCCAGCCAGTACGGATGCTCCGGGTCGTACTCATCATCGGGTTCGTCCTCGTAGTCATCCTCGTGCTGGTAGCTGGTCGAATGATTGCTCTCGTACAAGTAGTCATCATCCAACGGTGCTGTTGCTAACGGATAGTAGATGTTCTTCATTGTTAAGCCCCCTTTCAAAATCTTTCTATGAACGCCCGACGCTGACGCTTCCGGGGAATCCATGACCAGTTCTTTACCAGATACATGAACAACGCGCCCATCAGGATTGCCGCTATCACATACAGGACGAACAATGCGGCTTCATTCTCATTGACCGTCCGAACGGCCAGCCGAGCTTCGGCTAAGATGCGTTCCGTACTCATGCCGCTCTCCTGTTCCACAGCTTCAGCACAGCCTTGTAACTTTCGCCGTATGTCGAATCCTTCATAGTGCTGTTGCAAATCTCCAAACCGCAGTTGTCGCATTCGATGCTGGAATAGCCCGTTTGGCTGAAACCAAGGCGATCAAACTTGTCCCTGTCAATCGTGATGATGTGCTTGCTACCGCACATCGGACACGGCTTTGCCAGTCTCGCTCTCACATACCCACTCAACATTTACTTTGCCCTCCTTAATATTGGATATACTGTGTTCTTGCGCTCCCACTCGGTCACATCGTCTGCCCTGACGAATAGCCGCTTGCCAACCTTGAAACATGGGAGCTTGTGCATCCACTTCGCCGCTTCTTCCTTGCTTGCCATCTGATACCGAGCGGCGATCTGTTCGGTAGTCAGTAGGTCTGTCACGGCCCGCCAGTTCTTTTGATACCAAGTAATTCATCTGATGTTACGCCAAGCGCCTTTGCTAACTTCGGAATAACCTTGAAGCCGGGATGGGTTCGCCCCTTTTCCCACTGGGAAACTGCACCCTGGGTCACACCAATCATCGTAGCAAGCTCTTCCTGAGACAACCCGCGTGCCACTCTCAGTAACTTGATCCTCAGAACCATCACCCCCTTCTTTATTAGTTCGCTATTATTATACGCCCTATTTGCTAATAAGTCAATAGTTTTCTATTAAAAAATTGAAAAAAATTTCTGCTTGTATTAGAATACTCATAAAGGGGGGGCGAGACTATGCTAAGTGAGAAAATCAAAAAGTTACGTCAATCAAAACATTACAGTCAAAAACAAGTAGCAATCAAACTCGGCATAACTCAAGGCGCTGTCAGCCAATGGGAACTCGGCCTCACTGAACCGGGCGCTGATCAGCTCATTGCACTCGCTCAAATATTCGACACAACAGTCTATGAATTAAAAGGGATAGATGACCCAACAAAAAAAGAGCCCGTCAAAAAGAACGGGCTTCGGGAAACTGTAGCTGATATGATCGTTAATCTTCCTCAGGATGATCTTCCGAAACTGCTTGAGTATATTGATTTTCTAAAATCGCGTCGTGGAGCATCTTGACTTCGTTATCCGTCAATTCGTCAATCAATTTAAGCGCTTCAGCTTTTGTCATAACATCACCCCTTTTGTTAAGATTACAGCAAAAACGCAATTTTTTCAAGATTTTGTCAAATTATACAATGAGGGTCAAAAACATATGTCACGAGTAAAACGCCAACGCCTGAAGCGCCGGAAGGACGGGCGGTACTGCTGCAAGTACCACGGCATCCAGTTCATGGGCTGGACTGAATATGAAGCCTTACAGGCGCGTGAGGAATATAAACGACAAGAAGCAGAAGGGCGCTACATTAGCGAGAACCCGACCGTCAGGCAATATTCGGAGAAGTGGCTGAAGCTTCACAAAGCCAACGTTTCGCCCAAGTGCTACCGGGACTACGAGAAACAGCTTGAAGCGCTGTCTGCGGTCATCGGAAACAAGTACATGGATGCCGTGACCGTGGACGATGCCGCGCTGGCATGGTCGCACTATGCCGGGTATTCAGCGTCTACGATCAAACGGGCGAAGATGCTGTTCGTTGCCATGTTCGACACGGCAGTTGAAAACGATCTCTGCCGGAAGAATCCGTTCAAGGCAAAGCACGCTCAACCGCCGAAAGGCTATTCCGGCTCTCATCGTGCGCTCACCGATGAGGAAATCCAGCTGATTCTGAACACGCCGCATCGGATGCAGCTTGCCGCGCTCATCATGCTCTATGCTGGACTGCGCAGGGGAGAAGTCTTAGCCCTGACTGATGCCGACATAACGCAGGATGAAATCATCGTCAGAAAGGCCGTTCGGTTCATTGGCAACAGGCCCATCATAGTTGCCCCTAAAACAGCCGCAGGAGTGCGCCGCGTGCCTATCCTTAATCTTCTACGGCCTTACCTGAAAAACGCGTCTGGGAGCATCCTGACGACAAAGAGCGGGCAAACAATGACAGATACCGCATTCAGACGTGCATGGGGCAGCTACCTTCATGCCTTATCCGTTTCTGCTGGTCGCCCTATCAGCATACGTCCGCACGATCTCCGGCACACGTTCTGCACCATGCTCCGGGATGCTGGCGTTGACATGAAACAGGCCATGCTCTGGATGGGTCATTCTGACGAGAAAATGATTCTTCACGTCTACGACCATGTGAGTGAAAAAAGGACGCTCAACAGCGTCCTTCAGGTCGAAAAAATGCTCGTAAGTATGCAGAACGGTATGCAAATGCAAGATGAACAGACGAAAGCGCCTACGGCATAAGCGTTTCCAAGCGCAGGAGCAGAAGCCTCCGACTCTGAAGGCCATGCGTTCGAATCGCACCGGGCGTACCACAGAAACCACCGAGATTGTCTGAAATCCCGGTGGTTTTCTCTTTGGCTTGATACCCGGTTTTACCCGGCTATAACCGCCATCAACCGTGAACAATCGTATGCAGTTCGGTATGCAAAAACCCGCCCCGAAGGGCGGGCTGGTCAGAACTTACTAAGCACGGCATCATAGAGACGGGGCTGAATTGTTTTCAAAGCGGTCATCAGTTCGTCTATGACAGGCCACACCTCTTCCTGCTTGCGGCCATCGACAAGTTTAGCAAATTCGCTGTCGCTATCTATTACGACAATATCGTCTTGGTTTTGGTCGGGCGCAGCGGCATAGGAATAATTTGGCATGGTTGTGTTCTCGACACGTTCAGACGGGTACAAATGCTCTTTGATCGTATAGAACGCCGCCAGCTTGATGCAAGTGCTTGCGTCTGGATTGCGTTTGCCTTGGCATTCAGCGATAGCCGCTGCGAGGTCTTGTTCCGTGATCAACGGCTATCCCTCCCGTCAGGCGCTTTCCAGCTTCTCGACCAGGCGCTTGATCTCCTGACGGGTGCGGTCATCGGGCGCGTCTTCCATCAGTTCGCGCATCTTGTCGGCAAGACCGTCACGGGAATAGCGGCCCATACTGTCACGCCGTCTGGCGTAACTGCGGCCACGATACGTGCCGCCGTTATACGAACGATTCCCACGGTTCATGCCGTCATCGTAGGCATAAGGATAGTAACCACTGTTACCTTCATCCTCATACGCTTCGATGATCTTGTCGAGGTTCTTAGCGGCGTGCGCAAGTTTGTCAACGACATCCAGAGTGCCAGCGGTCAGTTCGCCCTTCTCGCCGTACTCTTTCAGCTCTTTGCAAAGCATTTCTTTGAGTTGATACAGTTCGTGCATATTCATCCTCCTTCCTGTCAGGCTACACGGGTTACGTCAATAGAAGCCAACCGCCTGACAGCAATGGACGGCGTAGGCGTTACTGCAGCATCATCTTCCGTGCCGTCAACATATGCGGCAGATACGGAGACACAGCATCCGCACGGGACGGTGATGGTCGTAGACGTGTTGATGTGCCATACTTCCTCAACGGCGGTCGGAGTGACGATTGCCACGCTATCAGGCAGAGCAACGCCATTCAACGTGATCGCCACGGCAATCGGCGTGACTGCTCCCCCGGTCGGGATAGACACATTCCCCTGTACCTTGACTTCGTATCTTGCGAACTGATTGGTGTTGCCGCCTTTCAAAGTAAGAACCCCTGTTGCAATAGGAACAACGCAGCCCTTGTTGCACGGGATAGATACAACATCAAACGGGAACGCGCTATTCAGGGCCACGTTCGCGTCCGTACTTGTAAGATACCTTGCCATACGGATCACCTCAACCGTTCACAAAGGCGTTACCACCACAGCCACAGCCCATGTTCTGACCGCCGCAAGTGAAGATGGGCGTGCGACCATAGACGGGAGTAGTGGGAACGGGGCAGGAGTTCAGACGGTTATACAGCGCGTCAACCTCGTTGGAAAAGCCCTGAGAGATGAACGCATTCTGCGCGGTCTGGGATTCGCGCAGAGCCGCCATGTTAAGCTGGTTTTGGAGGCCGACGTTTTCACGCTGGGCCGCCGCAAGCTGGCCCTTCACGCCATCCAATTCGAGAGCGCACAGCTTGTCGAGGATCGCCTGAGTGCTACGGGTCTGAGCGTCGATGATGTCACGGGTGTTCTGAGCCGCCGCAGTACGGTCAGCGCAGTTCTCGGTCGCCACGGTGTACTTCAGATCGGCAGTAGCGGCCCGGTTGTCGCAGCAGCACTGAGCAAGCTGAGACTGAAGCGCGGTCAT